GATAGCGTGCGCAAGCAATTAGGCCCGTTAAGAATCAACTCATCGTACCGGTGCGAGCAACACAATAAAGCGGTAGGCGGTGCATCGAAGAGCTGGCATCTCCCGCGAGATGGTACTTGCTACGCTGCCGATGTTACTTATGTAGACGCGACTAAGCGCCACGGTGCTTATATGTTGCGGCTGTATATCGAACTAGAAAACGCAGCTCGCAGACTAGGCACTGGTTTTGGGCTGGGGCTGTACGAGAACTTTGTACATTTCGACACGCGGGGAGCTTCCCCAGAAAAAGCAAAGGCGGCCAGATGGTTCAAGTACAACTGGCCGCGCTAATATATGCTAGCTATTTTATCTGTGGCGGATATGTTTGTGCTATTGTTTAATTGGCAAGGAGCAGTCTTCGGAGAATCCCAGGAGTCTCAGGCTCGACCTGTTTGGCTCTTTCCTCCAGAAGCTCTTCAACCTCGCTAAGCGTCCTGTATGCTTCCCTGAGCTTTACAACTGTTTGCTTGCATACGTCAGCCACCCTTGCATCCTCCTCGCCATCCATGAGCCAGTTACGGCCAGCGAACTCAGAACCAAAGTCAGCAGACTTTCGTGTCGCCATTTCAATCATATCCATGATTGACTTACATGCTTCGTAATCTTGAATAGGCATTACTCACCTCCCAAAATAATTGCAGTTAAACCTTCTCGGTCCTCATCGCTGTATGTCTCATAGGAGTTGTAGCGATAGTGATCTTCGAGCTTTTGCTTTTCCAGCTCCATATCTCTTTGCACTAAATCACCCAGGGCTGGCTTGCCAACTATGGCGTATTCAAGCTTGTAGCTTCTTTGTGTAAGAAAATAAGCAGCGACCAAGCAAACAATGGCAACAAGGAATGCACCCTGTATCCACCACATGCCATCACTTTCTTTCTCTTGTGTTTCAAATTGAAATCTTCTTTCACCAATATCTCTCATAATAGTTCACCCTTTGTTTTCATTATTGACCGGGGCAAAGCAATCGCACCCGCCCCATTCTAATAGATTTAAATTTTTATCTTTCTCAGAAAGCCTTGTCCTAAAAGCTTTAAGTGTCATTGGCTTAGACTTCCCTCCTCTCCTGTCCCTGAGTATTGCCACATTGGCATCAAGGTATTCTCTTATCTCCTCCTCCTTCTTTTCATGGTAAGCATATCTTTCTGGAAAAACTTTAAGCAGGTGAGCAAACTGCCCTTGGCCAGAACGGACACAAAAGCCGCCGCAGTTGTTATGCGCAAACCCAAGCTTATAAAGAGATGGCAGCTCGATGCCTGCATCCTCTAGCCATTTTTTCAGGGTTGCATAATCATAAAAAGGCGGCTCTGTTAGTGGTGACTCCACAATGTAAGGGTCCCACCATTTTTGCGCCCTTATTAATCTCTGCTCTTCTGTCGCATCTATGCCTAGATACATAATGCATTCGTCTGGCTTGTATCTTTTCTTTATCCACTTATGAATAAATTCTCTTTTGAGAATCTTTGAACAGTTGCCTACTCGGCTATTGCCGAGAAACCTCGTATCGTAAAATACCTCCCACGGCGTTCTGCCTTCGGCAATATGAGTAAACTCTACGCCGAGATACTTGGCCCCTTCGTCCAGAAAGCGATAAAGGTCCTCATCTTCTATGAGCGTGTCGGCAAAGAGAAGAGTTGTGTTTTCTGTCCCATGCCTTTCAATAACAATTTTTGCGGTAGCCCAGCTACCTAGCCCTCCGCTGTACATAACTATGTGCTGCATTGGTTCACCCTTTGTTTTCATACTTAGAATCTCCCCAGGCTCTTCTGGACTCAGACTCATCATTTTTTTTGTAAGATTCCCTCGGCAGAGGGTTCAGGCATTTTTTGCACAACCAGTATGGTCGCCCATTTGCCATTGTAAGCTTAAGCGTTACTTCCGTTCGAATGCACCCCTGACAATAACTTGTCTTAACTTTAGTCATATTGCCCCCCGACAAAACCACCCGTTCCTTTAAAGGAGCGACGGCCACAGGAAGGAGGGTGAACAAAAACCCGTGACCGCCGCAGCATGGCAAGCTAAACCATGCTATTCAAAATCATACCTCACGATTCTTTCGTACTTGCCTTCCTTCTTGGTGTACACCTTTACGGGCTCCAGAAGGCTAGGTGTTAGCTTGATAGCTTCCTCAACTGTTGGTGGCACGCCATGAACATCATCGATGTACTTGTCTCTTCTGAGCCACCATGATTCAGCCTTGTGCTTAGAGAATCCTCTATGCTCTAAGCATATCCATTCACTGCAAGCCTTAAGTGGGCCGTCATAGTAATCTACGCGCATAGATACTTTTCCGCTTCCCCGGCTCTGGTGCCTGACATACTTAACCCGGCTTACATCATATTCTATTAATTCTTTCTGAGAGGAAAGGATAGATAACTGACTGGCTCTTTTGCCCAGTGCCTTTTCCTCCATCTCAAACTCGTGTCCGCATTGCTCACACACCTTGGTCGCCAAGTGGCACTCGGCTAAGCATTGTGGGCAAAACTTAACAGGAGCCTCGCCTTTTCCATCGCCCTGTGGCTCAGGCATGTTCACGTTATCAACCGGGCCATGCCTTGAAATGTTGCCGCCATAATCCAGGACCAAGCAATTGTCCTTTCCTTTGGCTGGCCGCATACCCCTGCCTACCATTTGTACATATAGCCCTGGNGACACNGTNGGNCTAAGCANTGCAATCAAGTCAGTCTCAGGAGCATCAAACCCTGTGGTCAATACATTACAGTTGGTAAGAGCTTTAATCTTACCTGCCTTGTAAGCCGCGAGAATCTCCTTGCGCTTGTCCTTTGGGGTCTCCCCTGTGATGCACTCAACTGACACGCCCTTCTTTCTTAGGGCGTCTCTCACATGCTCTGCATGGCTCACGGATACGCAGAAGATAAGCCATGACTTTCTCCCTTTGCCATGCTTAAGTAAGTCTGTGACCGCCGCCGCGGTAACGTGGTCCTGGTCAGCTGCTACCCCCAGCTGCTTTAGGTTGTATTCCCCGGCGGTCACTTTTACTTCTGACGTGTCGATGGTGGCCCCTGCCTCAGCAGATACCACAGTGGCCAACACCCCCTCGTCTATCAACCTTTGAATCGGTAGGTCATAAACCACCGAATCAAACATCTTACCTTTTCCCCCAGTAAGAACTCCCCCGCGCAGACGAAAGGGTGTGGCCGTCATGCCGATGACCTTTAACTTGGGATTGTCCTCAATAAGCCTGTTAAGCAATTTGAGGTACATGCCATCGCCCTTCTTAGGCACCAAGTGACACTCATCAATCATGACTAGGTGTGGAGCTTCGAACTCCTTATTATAAATCGATTGTATGCCAGCAAACGTTAGTGGCTTACCCAGCTCTCTCTTGCCCAGGCCAGCCGAGTAAATGCCTATGTCGGCATCCGGCATATAGAGCCGCGCCTTCTCAACATTCTGCTCAATAAGCTCCTTAACGTGAGTTAGACAGAGTATTCTGGTATTGGGATACCGCTTCAATGTTTGCTGAATGAACCCCGCTTGGCAGTGGCTTTTGCCGCTACCAGTTGGCAGCACCAACAACGGGTTCCCTGATTTTCTGTGTAGGTAATTCGTGAGAGCATCTACCGACTCTTGCTGATAACCTCTTAAACTGACTGCCATCTTTCACACCCTTTTTTTTGTTTATCCAACGGGAGCTTATCCCCGTATAGACTGCAAAACCATTCGCCCTCATCATGAACCTCTACCTTGTTGCAGGTCCTACAGTTCATGCTTAGTGGCACACCGAAATGACACTGGCCCTTAAAGCTGCAAAACTTGCACTTGTACCAGTCTGGTCTGTGGCTTATCTTTTCGGGTTCAACCTCAGAAGCAACAATGTCTTTTGCCTTCTCAAGATATTCATCCGCAAGCCTTGCATNGTACTCAATCACCTCNGTGTATAACTCATCNTTATTTTTATTCACGGCCACATACAATGCCTTGGGCAGCTTAAGCCCTTTCATGTACAGAAACATTTGAACCAAATGCTGTGGCTTTGATTCTGCCACCCCGTTCGTTACCAGATGCTTGAACGACTTATCGTTATGGGTCTTAAACTCTAGCAGGTGTGGGGTCTTAGGGTCGCCGGGTAATCCCCGGCAAACCCCGTCAGCAGAACCTTTTATGTGTCCGCTTTCAAACTCAACTCTAAACTGCTTACCCGTCCGCGGGTCCTCCTCCCACACCTCACACCCTATGCTCTTGAGCGCATCAACCAGAACAATCTCTTCTCTTTGACCTCGGTCAAAAAGTCTCAGCATTCTGCCTGACCACATGACTTGGCCAGCCCATCTAAAGCTGTACCAAATTTCTCTTGAGCATTCGCGACCTATGGCAGAGCATCCAAGATGTGGGCGACGTGAATCGCCCTGTGTCTTTTCGCCCTGCTCATATATTAGACGGACAATGTCGCTATTAGAATCATATTGAAAGCTAGCCACTTATGACTCCCAAGGTGCCTTTTCTTTGCCAACCTCTTGAGCCTTTGGCTCGCCCTCAAAGCCAGCAGGAGCTTCACATGGTTTCATTTTGCCAATCTGATTCTTGGCATCATATCCGCCCTGAGCTTCCTGTACTCCAACGGTAAGCATAAACGGTTTACCGTGTAGCTCATCGGTGTTCTTGAACCGTGGCACGCCCACAGCCACACACAAACGCTTAAGCTGTTTCTGGCCAATGGCTCCAACTTTTGGGTTGGTGTGCTCAAGATTGAATCCATCAAAGATTCGAGCGCCTTGATATTTGCCCTCNGTAACCTCAAGNACCAGTGGCATACGTACNCCCCAGTCACGGTCCTGAATGTCGGACTCNATNACCACTGCCTTTACCTCAGTGCCCTTTGGAATAAGGGCAACCTCATCACTTACTTCGTTGCTGTCAAAACTGTATCCAGCCATTTCACTCTCCTAATCCTAAAACCTTAGCGCGAATTGCTGCTAGGTTTGGTTGTTCAAATTGCGACAACTTGCCGCTTCTATCTTTTGCATAATACTTTGCATCGCTACTTGTTTGCAGCATGCGCTTGAGCACACCCTCGGCATCCTTCTCCACTCGCATCGCTGCCACGATATCAAACAGGTAAGGAATCTGCTGGCCCAGCTTTGAACCGGGCAGGCTTGGGTAGCACAGGATACCCCCGCTAAACTCATCTTTCTGGCGCTCCATCT